ATGAATGGTTCATCACTGAGAAGCTGAATAAAGATTGGATCGAGTGCAGTCAAACTGCAGCAGACGAAGCAAAGATGTACTCAAGCGTCGAATATGCGCTTGACATCTGCAAGTGCTACACACATTACACCAAAGGAAGCATCAACGCGACTATCAAGGGACTGCTTGATCTTCGAAAGCATGTGCCTGGACTTGGAGATGGGTGGACTTTTGTTGATTACTTTGCAGGCGTCGGACTGGGATCGATCTACTTTGCGCAGCAGCTCACAGCTGCCGGAATCAAAGCCGACGTTGTATATCACAACAGTTCGAAGAACAAGACGCAGGTCGCACTTGCGAAGAGGTTTGCAAAAGAGTTTGGCTCGCCCTCTAACCTCAAGATGCACCTCACAGCCGATCAGCCCATCGGAGACTGCTACCTCTTCTACGAGGTTTTTGAGCATGTCAGAGAGCCGTGGGACTTCACACAGTCTTTAATCAAAAAGAATCGTCCCAAGTGCATTGTTCATGCGAGCAGGTTTAATCTGCCAAATGTGTCTGGTCATTTCAAGAACTACACGATAGACGGAACGGTCGTGTCAGGCAAGATCGCTACAAGAGAATTTGAGAAAAAGTTCATGACTGAAAATTATGTTAGAACTGTGATTCCGCAAGAGTTCAATGGGACACCAAGAGTCCAGCTGTGCAAGTCTTTGCTTCCGTCTTCTGCTGTGATGAAAGGCACAAGGTGGGACTTAAAAGATCTTGCACGCAAAGAGAGACTCAGCGCTCTTGGAGTTGCAGCGTAAGTTTTTAAGCAGTGTGTCTCTAACTGCAATCCTGCAGAAAGAAGCACATTCCTTGAAGGAATAGGAATAGGAATAGGCAAATAAAATGGCAATTGATCTAGAAGCAATCAAGCGACGTGTGGCAGAGCTAAGCGGTGTGAAGAAGACGTCGTCGGTCCAAATGTGGAAGCCGGACATCGGTGAGCACAAGATTCGATGTCTTCCTTGGAAGAATTCTCCTGAGGGTCAGCCCTTCGCAGAGAGGTGGTTCTATTACATCGGTGAGAATGCAGGAATTTTGGCACCAAACCAATTTGGTAAGCCTGATCCAATCAACGATTTGATTCGCAAGCTATATAGCAGCGGCAAGCCTGACGATAGAGTTCTTGCGAAGAAGCTGCAACCAAAGATGCGCTGTTACTCTCCTGTGATTGTTCGTGGACAGGAAGACAAGGGAGTGCAAGTCTGGTCGTTTGGCAAGATTGTGTACCAGCGCATGCTCAACTTCTTCCTTGATGAAGAAGTCGGTGACATCTTGGATCCGAACAGCGGCTTTGATCTCAAGGTCACGATTTCAAAAGCGCCAGGAAAGCAATTCAACGACACGATGGTAGATCCAGCTCGACGCCCATCGAAGCTGCACGATGATCAGAAGACGATGGCAACTTGGCTTGAAGGCATTCCGAACATTGATGACATGTACCGCCTCAAGAGCACACAAGAAATTGAGACGATCCTGAACAATTGGCTCAACGGCGGTGGAACTGAAGATTTCTCAGCTTCAGAGACGACAAGGGGACCTGCCCCGACAGATGCACTTGCTGACCTTGTGGCAGAAGTCAAAGCCACTTCTGAGAAGTCAGCGCCCGCTAAGAAGTCAAAGAAGTCAGAAGATGAATCAGAAGATTCAAGAAAAAAGTCGCTTGACGATGCGTTCGCAGACTTAATGACAGACGACTGATTATCGCACCGCTCAAGCGCCGGAGAAAAAGAAAATCTCCGGCGCTTGAACCATTTCTTGCACTTGAGGATAATAGACGATTATGGCAAAACGTGACAAGCTAGAAGACAACGAGACTGCACCGGCAAAAAAGTCTGAGGTCGACAGCATGATGAAGGACCTGATCTCCTCCATCAACAAAGAATTTGGTCAAAGAATTGCTTACAATCTTTCAGAGATGGACGCACCCACTGTCGTAAAGAGGTGGATTGATACAGGCTCGATTCAGCTGAACTATGCTATTCGCAATGCGCTGGGGGGTGGATACCCAGAAGGAAGAATCATTGAGATTGCTGGTCTTCCATCTTCTGGTAAGTCGCACCTAGCGTATCATGCTGCTGCAGTAGTGCAGCAGCAAGGCGGATTAGTTGTCTACATAGACACAGAAAATGCGACGCCCGTGGCAAAATTGGCTGATATGGGGATTGATGTTCGCAGAAGGTTCGTTTACTGCGATTCGCACTGTACAGAAGAAGTTTTTTCTATCATTGAGTCGACAATCACGAAAGCAAAACAAGTTCTTGAAAAAGACATCCCCATCCTCGTCATCTGGGATTCGGTGGCGGCAACATCACCCAAGGCCGAGCTTGACGGCGACTACGATCAAAACTCGATCGGTCTTCAGGCTCGTGCAATCTCCAAAGGCATGCGAAAGATCACTGGAGTCATCGGCCAGAACAACGTAACTCTTCTATGTATCAATCAGATCCGCGACGCCATCGGTGTTATGCTCGGTGATCCCACGACAACACCTGGTGGCCGTGCGATTCCCTTCCACTCTTCTGTTCGCATTCGTCTTGGAAGCGGTAATCAAGTCAAAGACAAGAATGGCAATCCAGTCGGCATCCACACCACTGTCACTATCAAAAAGAACAAGGTCGCCGCTCCATTCCGAAAGTGTGAGTTTGACATCATCTTTGGAAAGGGTATTGTCGAAGATGAATATTTGTTTGACGAAGTCAGATCGCACTGTAAAGCGAATGGTCCTGTGAAAAAAAATAATTTAGAAATCAACATTAGCGGTGAAGGTGCGTGGAAGGAGCTGACAGTCACTGATGCAAAAACAGGTGAAGTTGTTCTAGAAAAGAAATTTTATAAGTCTGACTTCGGAGGCATGCTCAAAGATGAAAAATACAAAAATTACCTTTTGACTGCCATCGACGCGGCGCTTGTCACATCGGGAGGAGAGCCTTCTGGTGAGGGCGACGGTGAAGGAGGAATGTCAGATGAGTGATGTCCTGTGGGTCAAATGCGACGCTGAAGATGAATCTTTGCTTCCAAGGTATCAAACTTCAGGTTCTGCTGGCTGCGACTTACGTTCAGCAGAAGACGTCATCATCAAACCCGGTCGCCGTGTGGTTGTCTCAACAGGGATAAAGATCGAACTTCTTCCTGGCTTCGAGGCACAGGTTCGACCTCGAAGCGGCCTTGCGGCGAACCATGGCATCACTGTCCTCAACAGCCCAGGAACCATAGACGAAGACTTCAGGGGGCTAGTCAAGGTCATTCTCCTGAACACAGGTGACGAAGAGTTTATCATCAAAAAAGGTGATAGGATTGCCCAGATGGTATTTTCACGAATATATCGTGGGATATTCCAACCATCAGAGAAGCTACAGTCTACCACTCGCGGTGAAGGTGGCTTTGGGTCGACTGGAACTAAATGAGCACTGACCATCCAATCCTCATCGTCGATGGACAAAATTTGTTCATTCGATCGTGGGCAGCTTATCCACAAATGTCTTCTCACGGATATCAGATGGGAGGATGCATCGGCTTTCTTAAGACCTTAAAAAGGATAGTCACAGAGATTCAACCCTCCCAAGTGTGCATTGCTTGGGAGGGCGGCGGTTCACAAAGAAGAAGATCGATCTATCCTGAATATAAGTTAGGTCGTCGTCCTGAAAAACTAAACCGCTTCTATGGCGATGACATCCCAGATTCAGATGAAAATAGGAAGCATCAGATGATTGCTCTGCTTCAGATGCTGAAGCATACGCCCATTTGTCAAGTGTATGCTTCTGACTGTGAAGGCGATGACATCGTTGCTTTTTTGTGCAGAGGTCCTTTTAAAAGCGACAACAAGATAATCGTTTCGTCAGACAAAGACATGTATCAGCTTCTTGATGAAAGCACAAAAATTTATTCTCTACACAAAAAGAGAATCCTGTCTGAAACTGACATCTTTGAAGAATTTCGCATAAAGACGAAGAATTTTGCTCTCGCAAAAGCGATATGCGGAGATCCAGGTGACAACATTCCTGGTGTGAAAGGGCTAGGCTTCAGGACAGTCGCGAAGAAACTGCCGTTCTTAGGGGGAGAAGAAGAGATCCTCCTTCAAGACTTGTTCTCTTACTGCGGTTCTCGTTCGCCTGAATCGTCAGCTTATCGCAAGATCATAGAAGAAAGATCAAACATTGAACGAAACTGGAGGCTTGTCCATCTCGACGGCGGCATGCTGTCACATGCACAGATTTCAAAAGTGCAAAATGCTTTAGATACATTTGTTCCAAAGGTCAATAGGATTGGACTGATCAAGGCGCTGGTAAAAGAAGGAATACCAGATTTTGACGTAGAAGAATTCTTTTACGCTTTCAACTGCGTCGAGCACGGTCGAGCGACCGGAGAATAGCATGCAAGACAACGAAATTAAGAATAATGGCAACAAACTGACGTTTGGTTCCTACGGCAAATCTTTTCAAGAGAAGATCATGCAGGCTCTCCTGACTGATTCTAAATTTGCTGAACAGATGATGGAAGTGTTTGATACCTCATACTTTGAGCTCAAGTATCTTCAATTTCTTGCCGATCGTTACTTTGCGTACTCAAAAAAATACAAAGTGTTCCCGACTCTTCAGCTCCTCGTCACTATCATTCGAGAGGATCTCAAGGTCGGGACGGACATCATTCTTCGAGACCAAATCATAGAATACCTGCAACGAATGAAAGTGAACCCTGACCCAGGCGATCTTCAGTTCGTTCGCGAGAAGTCGCTAGACTTTTGCAGGAAGCAGGCGCTCAAGGCTGCTCTTGAAAATGCAGTCGACCAGATGGCTGCTAACAAGTATGAATCTATAGTTGAATCTATCAAGAAGGCTGTTCAGGTCGGTACAACGCCCTCTGTTGGCCACGACTTTTTCAACGAGATGGATGCCAGGTTCACTCGCCTCAAGCGTGATACGATTCCAACAGGTATTCCTGAGCTTGACAAGAAAGAGATCCTCAATGGCGGCTCTGGTAAGGGCGAGCTCCTCTGCGTCGTCGGCGGCAGCGGTTCAGGTAAATCTCATTGGCTTACTATGATCGGAGCAAATGCTCTTCGGGAAGGAAAGAATGTTCTTCATTACACCTTTGAGCTGTCTGAAACAGCTGTCGGTATTCGCTATGATTCGAACCTTTGTGACATGGATTCGAACGAAGTCATGGACCGTAAAGATGAAATCTTTGAAAAATACAAGAACATGACTCTAGGTCGACTTTACATCAAAGAATATCCAACAAACACCGCGAGCATCTTCACAATCCGCTCACACATCGAAAGATTAGATCTTAAGGGTTTCAAACCCGACGTAGTTGTCATTGATTATGCAGACATCATGCGATCATCACGCCAGTTCGATTCTCTTCGACACGAACTCAAGCTTGTTTATGAAGAACTGCGTGGCCTGGCAATGGAACTGGGAATTCCGATCTGGACTGCTTCACAGTCTAACAAAGAAGGAGCAAACGCAGAGATTATTGACATGACTAACATGTCTGAGGCCTATGGCAAAGCGATGATTTGTGATTTCATCATTTCTGTTTCTCGCCGCGCCCATGAAAAAGCGAGTGGCTGGGGTAGGCTCTTCGTTGCTAAAAATCGTGCAGGCCGCGACGGTCTCGTCTTTCCTGCCAAGATCAATACAGCTCAAAGCAAATTTGAGATCATCGGAGCTGCAGATGCACCTGAAAATGTCACTGTTGAAGAAGAAGCAGAGCAGAAAAAGGCGCTCCGAGCGAAATGGAAAGAGCTGAAAAGTGAATTTGGTTCGACTAAAAATTTATGAGCTGAGACGTTATCTGACATCTTGAATTGTAGTATAGTTATCGACCTCGGGAAAGCAAAGCTGAGATTCAAATGAATACATACACATACAACGAAGCCTATGAAGCATCTTTGAAATATTTTGATGATGATGAACTTGCAGCGTCAGTTTTCGTCACGAAGTATGCACTTCGTGACACCGATGGTAATATCCTAGAAAAGACGCCCGCTGACATGCATCTCCGCCTTGCCCGAGAATTTGCTAGGATTGAAGCAAAATATCCCAATCCTCTTACTGAAAAAGAGATCTTTTGCCTCCTTGCAGACGTAGAGCATATAGACTCTTCTGATCGTGCAGTGATGACGTTGGAGCAACTTGCACGAGAATCTCGAGGCTTTGGTGCTGTTGTTCCGCAAGGATCTCCCATGTCTGCGATGGGAAATCCCTACAAGCTTCAGTCGCTTTCTAACTGCTTCGTCATTGATTCTCCTCAAGATTCTTATGGAGGAATCCTGTTCACAGATCAAGAACAAGCTCAGATCATGAAGCGTCGAGGCGGCGTCGGCTTTGATGTCTCTACAATTCGCCCAAAGGGACAGGCAACTGCAAACGCTGCAGGAACTACAGATGGTATTAGCGTCTTCATGGAAAGATTTTCTAACACATGTCGTGAAGTTGCTCAAGGCGGTCGACGAGGCGCGCTGATGCTCACCATCTCTGTGTTGCATCCCGAAGTTGAGACGTTCATTAACATCAAGCGCGACTTGAAGAAAGTGACGGGGGCTAACATTTCTGTCCGTCTCACAGACGACTTCATGAACGCTGTAAAAGATGATAAAGATTTCACTCTTCGCTGGCCTGTTGAGAGCAGCATTGAAGATGCGAAGGTCGTCAAGGTCGTCAAGGCTCGTGACCTCTGGAGTCAAATCATCGATGCTGCCTGGTCGTCTGCTGAACCAGGTCTTCTCTTCTGGGACACTGTCAAGAAGATGACACCAACTCAAGCCTATGAGAGTGTTGGCTATGGAAACGTTTCTACCAATCCATGCGCAGAGCTTATCCTCAGTCCGTACGACTCATGTCGACTTCTTCTCATCAACCTCACGAAGTTTGTCAAGGACGCTTACCTTTCAACTGCATCATTCGATTTTGATAGATTTAAAAATGTTTCAGCGCAAGCACAAAAGTTGATGGATGACCTTGTTGACCTTGAAATCGAGGCAGTCGATGCAATCCTTGCAAAGATTGAAGCAGATCCTGAGTCACCGGCCGTGAAGAGGGCAGAGGTAGAACTGTGGCAGAAGATCCGTAAAGCTGCTAGTGGAGCACGCCGTACCGGTCTTGGGATCACAGGAATAGGAGACGCTCTTGCTGCTGTCAACGTTGTTTATGGTTCGCAGGAATCAGTCGAAAAGACTGAAGAAATCTACAGGACTTTAGCACTCTCTGCTTACCGCTCATCAGTCGAAATGGCCCGTGACCGTGGGTCATTCCCTGTTTATGATTTGAAGCTAGAAAATGAGAGCACATTTCTTAAACGCATCATGCTCGAAGACAGTAGACTTCTTGAAGATTGGAAGAAGTATGGTCGCCGCAACATCGCGCTCACTACTACTGCCCCCGCAGGTTCTGTCTCTTGTCTCACACAAACTACGAGCGGAATTGAGCCAGCGTATCTCCTTTCCTACACCCGTCGTAAGAAGATCAATCCGAACGACACAGCATCTCGTGTCGACTTCATCGATCAACTCGGTGACAAGTGGCAGGAGTACAAGGTCTACCACCACGGCTTCAAGAAGTGGATGGATG